GGTACATACGGTAGATCAAGTCACCATTACGCTGGATGGTGCACGTGACCGTCTTGCCGAAGCCAGGGGAACCGTTGAACGGGTTCTCGATGGACTCCATGGCAAAGTTCGTGTGACGGCGGTACACGACCTTGAAGAAAGTGATCTGCGGGTTGCCCGTCAGGTAAACGTCCTGGGCACCATAGGCGACGAGCTGCATAAGTCCTCCTCCAGTCATTTTAGTCTATACCTTTGCCAGAGAAAAAAAATTTGGCGGCGAAAGAAAAATCCGAACCCGCAACCGGGGACCTCTGTTTTTCGGAATCTAAACACCGAGTAGGGACCCTCTTTACAGATGTCAGATCCCTTCTTCAAAATAAGGCCAACAAAGAGAAGTAATCCTGAAGCAAGAACTACCCTTGACAGTATCCATCATTCCCACTTATCAAAACTCGTCGACGAGTCACAAAACGTTGAGGCCCTTGAGTCCCATCTTCTGGGTCTCAAAGAGTCTATTAAAACATGCCAGGACGATATTGAAAAAGTAAAGCTTGAAAAGGAATTCCAGGACTTATTGAAGGAATATAAGAAACGGAAATCTGGATCTGCAATCTATGACTATTATTTGGAGACAGGTGATATTCTCTATCAGTATTATGACATTCAGGATAAGATTAGTAGAGGCCTAGAGTCAAAGGTAAGTCGTCCTCTAAAGTCAAAGCCAGGCTCTATCTTTGCTGTTCTAGATGAGGCATCAGATACCAAGGCACCTTCTCACACACAACCCCAAGGCGAAGATATGCGTCGAGAGAAGCTGCTTGAAACTTATCTACAAAAGATTGATCCGAGTCATGCACGCAGCGGCCAGAATATCCATAATGATCCTTATGGTGAATGTGAGGAGTGTCAAACAGAAATGATCTTCTCAGCGAACGAGGCTCTCTTCACTTGCCCCACCTGCGGCTTTCAGGAGTTTATTCTGGTTGACTCCGATAAGCCCTCATATAAGGATCCGCCGCGTGAAGTCTCCTATTACGCCTATAAGCGTATTAACCACTTCAATGAATGGCTTGCCCAGATTCAGGCCAAGGAAAGCACAGATATCCCTCAGGATGTTTATACTGCTATCATAACGGAACTCAAGAAGGAGAGAATTACTGATACGAGTAATATCAAGACTTCTAAGATTCGTGAGATTCTGAAGAAGTTGAAGTTCAACAAGTATTATGAACACGCAGCCCATATTATGAATCGGATTAATGGAAAGACTGCACCTGTCATTACACGTGAGACAGAGGAGAAGCTACGTCATATGTTTATTGAGATTCAGCCTTCCTTTCAGAAGCATTGCCCTTCTGGTCGCAGTAATTTCTTATCGTATTCTTATGTGCTCTATAAGTTCTGCGAGCTGCTGGAGCTTGATGAATATCTCCCTAATTTTCCGATTTTGAAAAATAGGGACAAACTCTTTTGTCAAGATAAAATCTGGCAGCAGATCTGTGCCGACCTGAGATGGCAATATGTCAAAAGTTGTTAATGTCTAGAGCGACGAGTCTTTCTTCTGCCACCTGCGGGTCCACCTGCACCTGCACCAGGAGGCCCTGCATTACGCATAGCAACCATAGCAGCCTGTGAAGCTCTGCGTCTAGGAGCCTGAGCCGCAGGAACACCTGCCATGTAGGCAGCCAGTTGCTGGTCTAATGCCTCCTCTGCAAGTTGAGGAGCACCGCGAATAACCGCAACCTGGAGTCTATCAGGGAGTCTCGGATAGGAGTTCACGAGAGCCCTGGTCGACAGATAGTGAATATACTGGACAAGCGTTCCTTCAAAACCAGCGGCAATCTGATCCTGTGTAGGAGCGGCTCCATATGCGGCCATAGCAGTCGTATAAAGTCTCTGAAAGACACGAACACCCTCATAGTTCATCGCGATAACTAGGGCAAGGCCAGCAAGTGTAGGTCCAGATCCCATAGCCAAATCCCTCAAATTGCCAACGAACGCAGTATACCATCCAGCCGTCAGTCTAGGATTCAAGAAATAACCGATGCAACTGACAATGGCATTAATGACTCTTACAGTATAAGATCCATTTGTGCCCAAGTCTCGTATGAGGCCCGCGGCGAGAAGGCCAGGAAGAATACGCTCTCTTACTGATCTCGCAATACTCGGAACAATATCGGGATTCAAAAGAGCATCACCAACAGGTGCAAGAGCCGCAGCACCCTGGTCGTCGATTTGTTTAGCGATTTCCTTAGGCAGAATACACAGTATACGCAGAACACGCTTCAACTCATCATAGAATCTTACACCACCGCGTTGTTTGCGTGTTCTACGACCACCAGACATCTCAACAGGCGTCTGGCCAAGTGTCAAGCTCTCCTTTATCATGGTCTCAATGAGATCAAGCTCGCCTGGACTGATAGCAGGGCATGACTCTCCGAGTTCAGCGTCAAGCTCGGCCTTGATTTTAGCATACATGGATCTAGCTACAGCAGGGCCAGCACCAGGGCCTGCACGTTTGGCAGCCTGTGCAGCCTTTGCCGAGTTAGAGACATTTGCACCACTACGACCGTTGGCCCTGCGAACATTTACAGGTAGACCCGTATTACGCCAATACCAGAATGAATTAGCCCTCTTTTCAACAGGCGTGCTGAGACCGGCCGAAAAATACGGCTGCCCCCTTATAAAGTCATTTAGACGATCTCCTGCAACGGTTCCTGCCATTCTAATTTATAAGAAGAATATCTCTATGTTGATTTATAATCATTCAGGAGATACTATATGCTTACAAGCCACGCGGGAAGCCAACGAGGTTGGCACCCAGACCGAAGCCAGCACCCTGGCGAGCCGTCACGCCGATGGACGGGGAGACGAGGTCGAGCACGGCGAAGACGGCCGCGGCGACGAGGGCGAGAGTTGAGATCTCATCGAGCGGCAGGCTCTTCCGGGGGATGAAGATGGCCGCACCCGCGACAACGAGGCCCTCGATCAAATACTTGATGGCACGGTTGATAACTTCAGAGACGTCCATTTGATTTCTATATTTGGTCTTAAGAAATTTTTTGTGCGGCAAAATCGTCTAAAGAAAGGCTCTATTGAAGTATAGAATGTCTGCCCCTAGTGATGAGAAGGAGAGCTTTTTAACCGACGATCCTGAGATCTCATCACAGAAGTGGTGTCTTCTGAGTTTCATCAGTCCCGAGAACGTGTTGAACCGGAAGGATACGTTCTTCTTCAATGCATTCATCAAGCAGTATGAGTTCCAGCTTCGCACCAAGAGCCTCGAGCAGTTCCTCGTAAAGTCCATCCAGACGATCAATGCCAAGCTGGATGCCGAGGCGACGCGTCTCGATGCTCTTGATCTGAGTGGTGCGGCCCTCGAATGCCGGAAATCCACGATGTCCATCGATCCGTTTATCACGGACTTCCAGGAGACCGTAAAGAAGAATCAGCGTGAGATGCTGGCCTCCACGCTCAATGAGAACTTTGATGACTTCATGTTCAAGAATGGTGCTAAGCTTGAGGATGACTTCTATGCCAAGAACAACTTCCGCACGACGGTGCGTGGTCTCAAGATTCGTGGTGCCTACAGCACAAAGGAGGAGGCCGACATGCGTGCTAAGAAGCTGCAGAAGGCTGATCCTGACCACAACATCTATGTTGGTCAGGTCGGCAAGTGGCTGCCGTGGGACCCGAAGCCATCGGAGGTCGGAGAGCAGGAGTATGCCGAGGAGCAGCTCAACACGCTCATGAAGAAGTATAAGGAGAATGAGGAGCAGCGTGAGCAGTTCACGAGGGAGCAGCGTGAGGCTGGCCGGAAGCAGAACCGCACGGTCACCACGATGCCTGGATCAGACGCATCTGTTCCTTCACTTGGAACGGATGCCTCGGAGTTTAGTGGCATGTTTTCAGGCTCAGGTCCCGCGGATCTGGCCATTCAGCGTAAGATGGATTCGTCAAAGCAGGAGTAATTTTTTATCTTCTGCGTGTATTGGTGAATCCCTCTGCATTTCCGCTGCCAACGTGGATAGGGATGCAGTTGCCACTCTGGCAGAAGGATCCCTCAGGGCACGTCACCCCGCCGCATCCATCCGCAGGGTTTCTGAAGCCGTCATAATACTGCGGAAATGTGGTCTTCAGAAACGGGACAACGATAAGAACACCGAGTAAAACCAACGCTAAGCCGATAACACCATATCCAACACGACGAGCCATCTTTTCTTTTAATAAAAGAGAAAATTACTAGGGATAGACAGGGAGACCGGAACTAGGCATCTGCGGCTGAGTATCACTAAAGCAATAGCCATTCATGCACCGAGTTCCGTGCGGGCACGGTGCCAGATCTACACCACACATCCCAGGAGGATTCGCAAATCCTTCTGAGACTGTGTAATTTGCCACCATAAGAGCACACGCGAAAAGAAGTATAATTAAGGCAGCCCACATTCTAGTATAGATCCTTAAAACTTCCGCAACTTTCTTCTAGTTTTACGAGCCCTGGAACCGCCGTTCTTTTTAGGCGTTAAGTGTTGCGTTACCTTATATAATACATTAATAAGCTCATTCGGTTTGCTTACTCGCTTTCCTTCTTTTTTAGCACTCAGAATCCATCGACACTGAGCAATCTCTTTTTGATCAAATTCACTTTTTAGAATTTCATCAGGAAGTAAATCAACAACACTCTCGATTTCAGCCCATTTCTCCACTGTGGTCATCTCATCATTTTCTAGCATATTTTCTACACGGCTCTTAATTGTATCCAATGCCTCCTTCGATAGATTCGTAGAGTGGTTTACATGAGCATGTGTATTAATTTTTAACATCTCTACTAGAACTTTCGAACATTAATCTGCGGCCCCTTCAGCTTTCTCGCATCACTCGGATTATAATTATCATCGTCTTCATCCTTCTTCTTGTAATGGGCCGCCGAGTGAGCCCAGAACTCTGGGGCTCCAATACGGAAATCTCCGTGCATCTCAGCCTTATACCAGAAAATACAATCCTCAATCTTATTTGACTGGCTTGTATTATCAATCACGAGACATTCGTAGTTCTGTGTGCACTGATCCATGACCTGGCAGAAGAACTCAAAGCTCGGAAACGCCGATCCATAGTTGTTAAAGATACGCTGTCTGTTTGTCAGATAAGGTTCACGTAGAATAAACACAAAGTCCACGTTGGTTCTCAGAGCCGGCTGAATACCCAGCGGATACTGCATAGTAATCAAAAAGAACACCTTTAACCAACGACCGTTCATGAAAAGATAACGAATGTTCTTGTCGTGTGTCCATGAGTCGTCATACATACAGTCGTCGAGAATCATAAATGAACGCGGATCAATCTGCGACTTCTTTCCATCGGCAATCTCACCTTGAATACGCGACATCATCATCTTCTGACGCTTGCAGAAATTGGCCAAAATGAGAGGACTGAACTCGCCGTGAATAAACAGCGGAGGAATCATTTTGCTATAGAAACTATTTGACTCTTCTGTGCCTGAAATAACTGTTCCAAGAGGCATATCCTGGTGATGATAGAGCAGATCACGAACAAGAGTGGACTTACCCGTGCGTCGTCTGCCAATGAAAATCGCCACGGCATCCTGGGGGATACGTTTCATGTCAAACTTCTTCAGACTTACATTGAGAGCTGGTGTTACTGACATTCTAAGGGATTGAGAAAAGAATTTCGTGCGTCAATGAACGCAGCAGATACTTCTTAGGAACAGCAAGAATGCCACCTGCTCCAGAACTCAAAGGCTCCGTTTTACAGAAACCGACTTATGTTTCTGTTCCGCTTTCAAAAAGTCTCGAAGATCTTTCAGGATTTAAAAATCCAAATACCTTCTATCCCGGTTTGAGTATTCTTACAGGCCTCAAACTCAGCCCTAAAACTTCTGTTTGGCTTGACCACCGGAAACGTGTGGTTTCATCAGGTGCTGCTCTCTCCAATTCAAGTTCTGGTCGTATTCACCTTACAATTGAGACCAATGGATCGAGTGAAGGGCTCGATGTTCAAGATGTTTCTGGATTTCGCAAAATAACGCACCTCCTCGATCCCGTTCAATGGATTCAGGGCAAGTATAACCCTGAATCGATCAAGGCGAAGCTTTCTGATCCCATGAACCAGGCCTACGTGGAGGCCCTCGCCGCCTATTCACTTGGAAAGCTCAAGGAAGAAAACATCTCACCACACTTTCATGCATTCTATGGAGCTTTCTCAACAGAGGCCGATACCTACGCCTACAACATCTCAGAAAGCTATATGTCTTATCGCCATTGCAGATGGTTCTGGACAGGCCAGGAGAAGGGTGTTTTCAAACTCAGCTTTGATGATTCTTTGCCTGAGGATGTAAAGAATGCACTTCTCGATGTCCCTGATGATTTAGAGGAAGACAATTCTGATTCAGAAGAGTGTCTCGATGATTTGCCTGATACAGGATCTTATACGAAGGGGGCAATCGGATCCATTGAGTCACTCTCAGATGATGATCTTAAAACGGTCTCTGATGCTGAAGAGGAGGATGAAGAGGATGAAGAGGATGAAGAGGATGATTCAAACTCCGACGTCGAGATTTTCGCAGAAGTCAAAAAGTTTCCTGTCATGATGATTTTCACAGAGTCAAGCGAGGACACAATGGATGCCCTTCTAGATAATTATGAAGAGCTCGGATGTGAGCCTGGTTCCGACGAATGGGATGCAATCTGGACTGCATGGATCTTTCAGGTCATTGCGGCCCTGACAGTCGCCCAGCGTATCTTTGGCTTCACACACAATGATCTTCACACGAACAACATTGTCTGGGAGAGAACGGATAAGGAGTATTTATATTACAAGTCGCTTGATGGAACAGTCTTTATGGTCCCTACCTTCGGAAAGATCTTCAAAATTATTGATTTTGGTCGCTCAATCTTTAAGATTAATGAGACAACCTTCTACAGTGATGATTTCAGAGAAGGAAATGATGCGGGTGATCAGTATTATTTTGATGATCTGAAAAAAGAGGACGAAGAAGAAATTTATCCGAATCCTTCCTTTGATCTGTGCCGCTTCACGGTAAGTCTTTTTGAATCACTGTTTCCTGAACCGCCACCCAAGAGAAAAAATGGGGCGATCCTCAGCAAGGAGGAAGGCCTCATTGTAAAGGAGACAGAATCAGATCTTTATAATTTACTGTGGTCATGGCTTCTCTGCGATGACGGCCACAATGTTCTTATTGACGCGAACGGAGATGAGAGATATCCTGATTTTGATTTATATAAGGTCATTGCAGCCCAGGTGCATGGGGCCATTCCGTCTCAACAAATTAGAAAACCGATTTTTGAGTCTTTTACGTTTAAGGGTTCAGTTGAGAAGGATCAGAAGGTCTACGCCTTATTCGTGTAAAGGACACGCTTCCACGTAATCTGAAACTTCTTTAGTGTATCCATCGCGGCCTTCTTAATACCCTCATCACTAATCATGGGCGTGAGAGGCATATTACTAATTGTAACAGTGATACTAACCGAATGATTCCACCCAAGAGTAACATACCTCTTTGTAAGAGATGCGTTTGTCTTCTGATCGTTTGTGTTATAACTCCAGGAACTATAATCATGGAGTCCAAGCAGTGAATCACGATACTTCACCGAGTCCTCGGAATTGCTTGTTAGATCAACCCATACATCATTCTCTTCGTAGGTTGAATAAGTCGTATTCTTTACTGTAATCTCTAGCGTTGTGGTGTCTAGTTCGGCAGTGCCCTGCCAACCCTGATAGTGAGTGGTATCAAGTTCCTTCTTGGCATGAAGAGGAACAAACCACTCCTTAATATTCTTCATGATCTTCTCCTCTAGCTGGATCGATGCATCCATAATATCAATATCCATTGTTGAATTTAGCTCATTTCGCAGATGATCAATCTTATTATCAATCGCAGTTGTCATTTCATTACGATACTTATTAATGTCAGACTCAACATCCTCCTTTGTTATCCACTCACACTCATCCTCAAGATCTGGCATATCTGAAGGCATCTCATTGTCAGCAATCTCGCCAGACTCAACCTCACCTTCATGAGGTGAGACATCCTCCTGCTCTTCCTCTTCCTCGTCCTCCTGCACCACCTGCTCCTCCTCTTGGGCCTCCTCCTGCACCTCGTCCTCCTGCACCTCGTCCTCCTGCACCTGCTCCTCAATCGGCTTTACAAGAGGCACAAGATACTTATATATGAACACATAGCTAGCGACAACAGAAGCACAAGCAATAAGAACCGCAATCTGATCCATTTCTATGCCAACTTTGTTAGCGATAAAATGATTCAATTTTGCCACCTAAAACCTCGCAGGGCCAACCTGCAGATCAGGCTCAACAGACCCACCTGTCATAGTCGCCATGCCAGGCATCGCCTCTGAAAGACCCTTCAGTGAAGGCAGAGAATCCATGAGACTTGTCATAGAATCAGGAACAATCTGAAGAATGCAACCAACAAGAATAACTCCAATGATAAAATCACGGATTACTGTCTTCGGCCCAGGAATCTCCTTCTCCTTCATATATTCGCTGATTCCACCAAGAGTTGCAATTACAAGACCCCCGAGGGCCATTCCATATAAAGTAGACGAGTTCATCCGGGTACTTCTCTGGCGGCTGACTGGAAAAAAGTTAAAGCGTTTCAAACTCATCTATCGGCAATGCCTCCATCTCCTCCAAATTCTCATAGTCATCGACCGGTTCAGGAGGATCATTGCTGATTTCAAGAGTTGATACACCCGTATCTTCATCCTCATCTTCCATCTTTAGAACAGGCTCATGAATGCTATTCTGATTCGGATTGCCCGAGTCAAAGAAAGTATCCATAGACGTGAAACTTACCTTTGCAGGCTCCGTGTCGACCACAATGGTGGGTGTTGAAACTTCCTGCTTCGGTTCTTCCTTGGTAACAACAGGTTCAGGTTCAGGTTGAGGGGCAGCAGGAGGTATAGTAGAACCCGACAAATCCTGAATAAATGACTCAGGAATCACAGGCTGGATAGATTCCTCTTCTTTTTCCTCAGCCGCAGCCTCTGTTCTAGTGGCCGTCGTCAAACCAGCAGAATCCTCATCGCCATCATCCGCCAAATACTCCTTCAGAATACTCTTGACAGGCAACATTCCGCGAATGCTTTGAAGAACACCCTCGTGAAGAAGCTGCTCCACCTGTCTCAGATTCTTCTGTTTATCAATTGACGTGCCAGTCTCCGAGAAGAGATAGGCATTTGACCACAAAAGACGTGCACACTCCGACATTGTTCTGTGGAGAAAGTGATCAAGCTTCGGTATAGTGATCTGGAGCTTCTTCTGCTTGCTGGTAAGGCGAATGGCAGAGAGAACCTTCGTGTGGGCAATAAAGACTGCTGTCAGGATCTCCTCTAAGTAATCACACTTTGTGGCTGCAATGACCTTCTCAGTCTGCTTCGCGACCTTGTCAATATTCCACTCAGGAAACTGCTTGAGAGAATCCTGGAAAACCCATAGAACACGCTGAGGATTCTTCTCGGCCTCTTTTGTTTCAGCCAGGAGATCCAGAAAATACGTCTCCAGTGCCGGAACTAAAAAGATACAAAGCTGTCTCGTATATTCAGCCTTGGCTTCTCCATATACGCCAATGCTATCGGAATCCATGTCTAAAGATTCATTCGTCTTTGGACTTGGAAAATAACCGCAGCAGTAGAAGAATGGAATGTGGCCTATTGGGTCTAGCCGTCTCTCTTTTTAAAAAAATAGACTGTAAACGATGTGGAAAGAATACAGAGTTCACATTCAAAGGCTCTCTTGGATTATGTTCATATGAAATCAACGCTCAGTGTAGGATGAACTCTGAAACGGGTGGTATTTTAGGAATCTTTGGATTTTTAGTATCAATGGGAGGAGTTATATATGCAGCAATAAATCACAAAAAAGTTCGTTGCAGATGTTGTGGTAAAAATCTTGATATGTCTGTTGACGTGGATTCAACTGAAGAAAAAGCAAAGGAGGAGAAACCAAAGGAGGAAGAGAAAGAGGAAGAGAAAGAGGAAGAGGAACAAGAAGAGGAAGTTACAGGTAAACGGCGTGCATCAATACACAAT